CTCGTTGCAAGGTGTTAAATATATCGTGTGATTTTAAATCTTTAATCTCTGCCCTCTGTTTGTTCCCTATTCTGCTCTTTATATATAGATTTATGTTCTTTCCGAAAAAATAGAACACAGCTATAATAATAAACAGTATAAACAGCAATAGAGGTGGTAGTCCTGACTCAGTTATAAAGCTGAATATTTCCATTAGATATTAGTTTCTTGTTTTTCTACAAAGTTATTTACTAAACACCATTCATATAAATCTCTAGGTGACATACGATAATTTTCTTTAGCACCCCATACCCAAGCCACAAACTCTGAACAGTACATACGCTGTCCTTCGTCTTTTTTCTTTTTCCAACTACCTGTTAAAAGTTCTATCGGTTGCTTAACTATCAATCCCTCGAAATCATATGCAGTATGCCCTACTTTAGAAAGTGCCTTAATTGCTAGTTCTTTTTCGTTGTAATCGTTTATTTGACGATGAACTATGTAATCATATTGGTACTTGTCTTTCCATTCCTTAAACGGCCTTAAATTAACTCCGTCTTTTTGAGCATCTATAATGTAAGGCTGTCCCCAACACTCCACGAATAATGCAGAGTGTGAGAACTGAGACCTTGTAAAGGCTTTAATTAATTTCGGGATTAATCTCTTTCCTGAGCAATGTAATATGTCGCCTGTCTTAAGCATTTGCGTAGTTATCAGAAACGAATGCAGGTGCAAGTACATTTTGAATGTGCGCCCATGCCGCTTTTAATGGTTCTGCTTGGTTTGCCATTACCGAATTTGGAACTTCGAATGAAGCTAAATCGCTCAAAACTTTACCTTGTGCTTTAATCCCTTGAATCTCTGTTACTACCATGCATGATTGAACAAGTGATCCGTCTGCTTGTATCGTTGCAGTTCCTACTGCACTTACTTCTTTTAGTTGAAAATTTGCCATTTTATATTTTTATTAAGCGTAAATTACTTCAGTTGTTTCTATTACAGCAGTCCACTGAATGTTAGTTGCTGCTAATCCTGTTACTTGTACTCTAAGACCTCCGTTAGTTGTATCTGCTGCAAGTGTTGGTGTACCCCAAGCAGGTGTATTCTGTACTAAAGTTACATTTGAAACATTCAATGTTGTTGCTGCTGCGTTTGCTCCTCTTACAATGAATCCATCTATATCCCAAACTGCTGCATTTACACTACCTGATTGCTTACCTACGATGCTACCTTTGAATCTATATGCAGATTGGTTAGATAAGATTACTTGGTTTGTAGTTCCTGCTGCTCCCGAATCTGTAGTTAATGTAGTGGCTGTGTTGCCAGTTGTTCTTTCTCTTAGAATAAATTTAGATGCTTGAGCATCTCCTTGAGTTGCTTCTTGTCCACTTGCGTATGTTTGTCTTCCATATATACCAAAAGAATGAGCTTGTCTACCCATTACAAAAGAATAATCCCCATTTGCAATAGATGAATGACCAATAACGATAGACCTACTTCCACTTGATGTACACGCTTGTCCCCCTAGCGCACTTGCCACAACACCACTTACAGTGTGCTCTCTACCTAAAGCATATGAATAATCACCAGTTGCACCAGAGCTGTGACCTAAAGCCATTGAATTAACTCCTGATGCCGTTGTTAAATTTCCAAAAGATGCAGATTGTGCGCCAAGTGCGTTCACATTTGTACCTAATGCTATTGAACCTGCATTAGATGATGTTCCACTTCCGATAATCATACTCTGCGTACCAGTAGCATTACCAAGCGCACCCAAACACATAGAATCAGTACCACTTGCAGTATTCTCTCTACCTATAGCCACAGCATTAGTACCACTTGCCACTCGTGAAACATATGTTCTATTTAATTGCAAGTCAATAGCGTAAGCTCCTCTTTTAGCTCCATTAGCATTGGTATTGTCAGGTACAGCAACTAATAACGCCCCACTACCTTTAGGAACAATAGCAAAGTCCGCATTCGTAGAACTCGCAGCAGCAGTTAAGCTATCAACGTACACTGTCCCGTTTGGTGCTGATGTGTTTTCTGCCTCTGTAAATTTAGTTAATCCACCACTCGCAGGAACTGCCCATGTACCATCACCACGTAGAAACTTGGTAGTGTCATTCGGTGCCTTTGGTGCGAATCCATGCTTTGAAGTGCTTACATCATTTGTAGTGATGTCTGTAGTTGTTAGGTTAGCATCTGTTACTAATGCCTTTACGTTTGCCCCCGTTACACTTTTACTTGTGTATGCGCCACCTCCTGCATCTTCTGAGATTGCGAGTAAGTCCGTGTCTGCAAGTGCTGCGCCTTTTGCTGTTAAGTCGCTAAACTTTTTTTCTGCCATTTTTTATTATTTATCGTTCGTCAATTGTATCTCCCCACCATGTGGTATCGTAAACTTCTCCCCATCCTGCAATGTCAACGCTTGCTGATTGAGTGATTAGAAAATCATCACTTTCTGTTTCTAATAAAAAAGTTGATGACTCGTCCTTAAAGTTATCTCCTTCCTCATTTGCTTTTCCGTAGCCAATAAGGTTACTTACGGCTGCTCCCCATCCTATACTATTTGCCATCTTTAATCGTGCTTAAAAAGATTTGCAACTTAATTATATTCTCTTGCTTCGGTTTGTACGCCATACTATATAAACCAACCAATGTTATTATTGTTACTATCGGGAAACACGTCCCCTGCTCCGTTTGAATTATACTCAGGGAAATCTATACTATTATTACCTAAGAAATCAAGTAGTCTCTCTGTGTATTGTTGTGCTAATATCCTTTCTTTAGATATAAGGCTGTCAATCTCTTCTTTAGTAGCTGTGTCCGAGTTTTCGCTGTTATGTCTGTAAATGCCTTTATTTGAGATTGTATACGCTATATTAGGTAATAACTCAACCATTGCGTAGTGAATCAAACAAGGCTTCACATAGTCCACTAATAAAGTCTTATAATTAGCATTGCCGACATCATCAACATCACCATTAACTACCAATGTCTTCAATTTATTGAATAGCTGTGTTCCCAAGAAATTTTGGATATGTATGTCTTGAGACACCTTGATTGAAAACATGAACTTATCAGGGTCTAAATTTCCGTTTAGCGCTGTAAATTTTACTAAGTCGTTACGTGTTATGAGTAGTGCTTCCATGTTTATTTTTTGTAATCTGGATGATGTCCGTTATTTGGCATGTCTATCGGAGCAATTTTACTTTCTTTATTACCTCTTGGTCTTGGTGCATATGACTTCGGAATTGAATCAACCTCTTCAGATGAACTCAACGCTTTATCATCTACATATTTACCATCTTTTTTCTTTAGCTTATAAAGAACCTCCGACCAATAATGTGAGCAATTTACACCGCCTTTGAACTTAAATAAATCGTACGCTTGACCTAAATGTCCTAACTCTTTATTTACGCCTGCTCTGCTTGCCTTATCAATGTCTTCAAGTCTATATACAACACCACTATTTGTACGTGACATCATTGCCTTGCAGAACTTTCTTGAATTAGGCTTGCTATATCTTTCCGAGTATTGATAACGAACTTTATATACACCTTTATCCAAGTTTGATTCTCTGCTTGGCGCTGACTTAATTACATCGGCTAACTTTTGAAGTACACTTTTCTTAGAGTTTATTACTCCATTTGCCCATTCATCAGTTGAATTATTGTCTGCTTTTACTTCACGCTTACCGATCACTTCCCACTCTTCACCTACAACTTCACCTTCTAAGTCGTTAAGCATTATATCAAGTTCTTCGTCACTTATTTCTGCACTAAGTTGTGCAGGTGCTAAGTCGCTACCTCCTTGCTCTGGTGCTAATCCTACCAATGCACGAATCTCATTAGGTGTCATGGATTCAAGAACTTTGTTGGCAACCAATGGAGAAAGTGAGTTAATACCTTCAATTACTTTAGTTGATTCTTTTAATGTCAAATCTCCTTCTGCATCTAATGGATTAAGACCTTCAAACTTCAAGTCTAAACTTATTCCGTTATAAGCTAAGATTCTATCGAATGCATCAATTAACAACTCTTGAATTGGTTTAATAACCATGTTCTCAAACAAGATAGCCGAGTTTCTAAGTTCATCAGCGTTAGAACTAAAGCCATTTGTTGATGCAATACCAAATAATAAAGGAGATGTAACATTGTGCGCTAACATTAGCTTTCTCATACACTCATCACTTAGGTATTGATATTGTTCAGCAGCATCGTTTAAAGGAATATCGTCAACCGTTGTTTTCTCTGTTTCATTGTTATTGAATGCAACGATAACTTTTTGACCTCGTGATCCTGTCAACTTCCCTAACACCTTTGAACTAATGATTTGTTGTTGTTCTTCACTTGGTACGCCCGAATTGAAGTTAACTACCTTTGTGCCAGAGAAACCATTTTGCACCTCATTTACTAAATAGTCTGCAATTTCTTCTTCAAGTGTGGCATAAGGTAATGCACCTAAATAATCAGGGTAAGCGTAGTACTTCATCCCTACCGAGTAAGGCATAATGTAAAGTATTTCTATCTGTTCCTGTGAGTAACCGAATGCAGGGATTCGTTTAGGTGCATACTTTTTTACATCATTCCAATTGTCCGAGTAGTAATAGCCTTCAATCTCTCCATCCTTATTGCACTTTTCCGCACGAATTAGGTTGACTGGGATATGATATACCTTCTGTATTTTTTTACGGTCTTTAGTGTAGTGTATTTGCATGGCAGCATTACCCAACATCTTGAAGTCCTTAACTACTTTTCGTATATCCTCCTTGTTGAGTAGTGCCATCATTTGAGCATACTCATTAGGCTTTCTTGATGCATCTGTAGCACTTAACCCTTTTCCATAAACTAACCTCGAAATGTTGTTTATAATGGCGTTATTGGTTGGGCTGTTCGTGTATCTGTCTATCAAAAAACTAAAGTAGTCATTCCCAATACCATACTCAACCCATTCGTCACGTTTAGACTCTTGGATCGTTGGCGTTTCATAGGCTGCCAAGTTTAAAATGTGTACGTTACTCATATAATATGAAATCGTTGTTACTTGAATAATTTGTATACTGTCCGCTGTTTACGGAGTAGGTAGGTATAGATTGATTAGAGCAAAAAATCTTATCCTTAAATAAATCGACTGTGCCATCTTTAATTACTAAAGAGTAGAATCTATTTTGAACTAGCGTAAAGACCGCTGTAATCGTATCGTAATAGTCTCCTTGTGTACTTGTAAAGGTTGTTATAGTCTGCACATCTCCTGTCTGCTCATCTGTTATGACAAGCGTATCATATCCACCTGCTCGCGGAATGAAATTAATCGTCTGGTTTGATGCACTTGCTTGAAGTATAATCATAACCTATAAACTAAAGGGAGGTATTTTTGTTTCAAAACAAAAGGAGGCATGTACCTCCTTCTCTTACCTAAGTGGAAAAATCTAAAGTGTCGCGTATAAATGTAATAAAAAAAGGGAGTTCTTACACTCCCCTTCTCGATAATTTATTTACTTACTATGAAGTTACTATAGTAGCAGAACTAAACA